AGCGGCCCCACACTTCTGGGACGGAAACCTGTTCGGAAAGGGTGGTTTTCATGGAAGCGCCATATGACCTGAACGCTCACGGGCGTCGAGCGTTCGATGTCGCGTGCGAAACGACGGGCGTCGATTCGGAGTCGCATCGCTTCTACGATGCGGCGATTCGGTTCGCCAGGGCGGTGCAAATGGCCGAGCTCGTGCGCGCCGATTGGATCTCGCACGGCAGTCCGCTTCTGTTCACGCATTCGAATGGTGCGGTCGTGCCGCATCCGCTCGTGAAGCTTCTCTCGGAGTCGGAGAAAGAGGCGGCGCGGTCGGGGCGCGCGCTGAAGCTCGAGCCGGAGGCGGTGAAGCGCGCGACGCCGGGCAGGCCGCCGGGCTCGGGCTCGTCGCCGGATCGGAAGGCGCCGCCGGTGCTGAAGCTCGCGGCGAAGTAGTCATGGCGAAGCGGCGGATGCGATGGGAGGAGTACGCGAGCGCGTCTCGCGTTGAGCATTTTGCGTGGTGGTGCGAGACATATCTAATCCAGTCGATCGACCAGTTCGCGGGCGAGCCGCTGCGCCTCGAGGACTGGCAACTCGAGTTCATGGGCGAGGCGCTCGCGACGAATGACGAGCAGGGTCTCGTGCCAGCCTGGTCGAGCCTGACTCTGATCGTCTCCCGGAAAAATGGGAAAACATCGATGTTGGCGGCGTACGCGCTGTATCGGCTGATGAATGACGACACGAGCCCGGAGATCCTGCTGGCCGCCGCGTCGGACAAGCAGGCCGGGCGCCTGTTCGATTCGTGCGTCGCGTTCATTCGCAAAAACCCGGAGCTCCTCGAGATGGTCCAGCTCCGCGAGTACGTCGGCGAGATCGCTCGAGCTGACGGCGGCGGGAAGATTCTCCGGATGGCTTCGAGCGCGGACAATCTGCACGGGTATAACCCGAGCCTGGTCGTCTGCGACGAGCTGCACGCCTGGACGAAGCCGTCGCAGCGGAAGGCGTGGGCCGCGTTGACGACGGGTGGAGCGGCACGAAAAAATACTCAGGTGTTCACCATCACGACGGCCGGCGATGCGAATGACAGGGACCATTCGATCCTCGGCAGGATGATCGACCGCAATGAGGCCGTCGGCGATCTCGAGAAGCATCCGGGACTCGTGATCTCGAGGAATCCTGACGCCTCGTCTCTGATCTACAACTATTCGGCGCCGACGAAAGACCCGCTCGACGTCAAGGCGATGAAGCTCGCCAACCCGGCATCGTGGGTGACCGAGGATTTCCTCGCGCGGCAGGCGGCGAATCCCGAGCTGTCGCCCGAGGAGGTATTACAGCTGCACGGGTGCGTCTGGGTCGCGGGCACGAGCGCATGGATTAGCGCCGAGTGGTGGAATAACGCGATCGACCGGGACGCGATGATTCCGCCGGGCGCGCGCGTCAGTCTCGGCGTCGACATCGGCATCGTGAATGATGCGAGCGCCGTCGTGACCGCGTACCGGCGGCCCGAGGATGACAAGGTCGTGATTGAGTCGCGAGTGTGGACGCCGTCGCCAGGGCGCAGCGTTGACCTCGCCGACGTCGAGGTGTTCATTCGCGAGCAGGCCGAGCGATTCCATGTCGCCGGCGTCTTCTACGATCCGCGTTTTTTCGTCCGCTCGGCTGAGGTCCTCGACGCCGAGGGATATACGATGGTGCTACTACCTCAGAATTCGGCGACGATGGCGGACGCTTACCAGCTCTTCTACTCGATGATGGCTGAGGGCAATATCGCGCACGCCGGTGATGATCCCGAATTGGCATCGCATGTGCTCTCGACGGCGGCAGTCAAGACGGATCGCGGGTGGAAGGTCAGTAAGATGAGACAGCGTCAGCGTATCGACGCGCTCGTCGCCGGCGTGATGGCGACGTATGGGGCTGTCGTGCAAGCGGAGGAGACTATCGTGCCGGGATTTTTCAGTGTCTAAGGCGGCGGTTATGATACTGCTAATGGAATTGATCGGCGCGAGTCTGATCAGCGTCGGCGCGGGGATGATCTTCGCGCCTGCGGGGATCGTCGCGGCGGGCGCTTTCATTCTGACGTTCGCTATCGCCCTCGAGAGGTCGCGTGCTATCTAGAATCTTCAATCCAGGCGGAGATGATCCGCTCGAGGAGCGCGCGGTCAGCTATCAGGCGCTGTTCGCTGCGGGTGATTCGCTCGAGCTGACGACGCCGGCGGGCGTCGTGATGAATCAAGACGAGGCGCTCAAGATCGGCGCGGTCTACGCTTGCGTCAGGCTGATCGCGGATTCGATCTCGACGCTGCCGGTCGATACGTTCATTCGACGCGATGGGACGCGGACGCCGTTCCGACCTCGGCCGGCGTGGCTCGATACGCCCGAGGTCGGCGTCACGCGGATCGATCATTTCCAGCAGGTCCTCGTGAGCCTTCTCATTGACGGGAACGCATTCGTCAGGATCCTCCGCGACGATCAGGGCATCGCCGGTCTCGCCGTCCTGAATCCTCGGAAGGTCGAGGTCAGGCGCAATCGCGTGACGCGGCGCCCCGAGTACGTCATCAATGAAGGCAAGACGGTCGTCCCTTACGAGGAGATGATCCATATCACGGAGATGACGATGCCGGGCGAGCTGCGCGGCAAGAGCCGCGTCGATCTCGTCAAAGACACGCTCGGCCTGACGCGCGCGCTGGATCTGTTCTCGCAGCTGTTTTTCGGTCAGGGCTCGCAGGTCGGCGGCATCATCGAGTATCCGGGACAATTGTCGCGCGAGCAGGCGAAGGACCTCGTCGACTCTTTCGAACAGAAGCATCGAAGCGTCCGCCGATCGCATCGTCCTGGTGTCCTGTTCGGCGGCGCGAAGTTCACGAAGACGACGGTGCAGCCGAATGAGGCGCAGATGATCGAGTCGCGCCAATTCCAGATCGAGGAGGTCTGTCGGACGTTCCGGTGCCCGCCGAGCATGGTCGGCGTGACGACGCCCGGAGCGATGAGCTACGCGAGCGTCGAGTCTAACGGCATTTCCTTCGTGACCCATACTCTCCGACCGTACCTCGAGAAGATCGAGGTCGAATACTCGGAGCGTCTCCTGCCCGGCGTCGCGTTTATGAAGTTCAATACGACGGCGCTCTTGCGCGGCGATCAGGCCGCGAGGTACGCGGCGCACGCTTCGGCGCTCGTGAACGGGTGGGCGTCGATCAATGATATCCGCCGCATCGAGGACATGACGCCCGTCGAGGGCGGCGACGTGTATCGCGTGCCGCTCGCGAACGTCGACCTGACCGCTGCGAATCTGAGCGATATCCAGATCAAAAGCGATATCGCGCAGAAGCTGATCCAGTCGGGATTCGAGCCGTCGGCCGTCCTCGAGGCGCTCGATATGCCGCCGATCGCGCATACTGGTCTGCCGTCGACGCAGCTTCAGCAGATCGCGCAGATCGATCCGGAGGATCCGACTGCCGCGTATGAGGTCGAAGAGGAGCCGATGCCGTGAGTATCTCGCAGCAGGTATTCGCGCTCGGCACGGCGACGCAGACGATCGTGCAGCCGAGCGTCGATGCGGCGCATGTCACGATTCAGAATCTCCAGCCGCAGTATGAGGTCGGCGCGTACTCGCGAGACGGGTACGTGTTTCTGATGTCGCAGACGTTCACGGTGGCATCGCCTGGCACGGTGACGTTCTCGATGGCGACGCCGCCCGGTGGCGCTCAGTTCGATTTCTATACGATCGCGACGACTGACGCTCAGGTCACGGCGACGCTGATCGAGGGAGGATCTGTCGTGAGCGCGGGAACGCCGATCCCGGCGTATAACCTGAATCGTCAGGTTGGCGGAACACACGCTTCGGTGTTCGACACGGCGACGAGCGTGTCGGGCGGCACGGTCATCGCGACTGAGCTCGTGCCTGGTCAGAATAAGTCGAGCGGCGGTATCGACTCGTCGAAGATCTTCACGCTCCTCGGCTCGTCGACGTACGCGATGCGGTTCGTGAATAACGGCAATCAGTCGACGACGGTCGCATTCGATCTCGGCTTCTCCGAGCAGTTCAACGGCGGCCATGATGTATGGCTCGGCGCGAACGGGTCGGCGTATCGATTGACTGGCGGCGACACGCTTCAGCTCGAGCTGAACGCGGGCGAGTCTGTCGTCGCGACCGGCGGAGGAACACCTGTCCAGGTGGCCGTGATCAGGCAGGATTAGACGATGCCGTATTACATCACCGAATCGCAACCGGATTGTGGCGGGTGGGCGACCGTGAAAGAGGAGACAGACGGCAGCCTGACGACACTCGGCTGCCACGAGTCGAAGCAGGATGCGATCGATCAGATGGTCGCCCTCTCGATCGCCGAGGACATGGATCCCGGAGGCGAGCGAAATCTCGACGGGCCGGCCGCGATCATCGTCGATATCGATTCGACAATCGTCGACGAGGACGGCGCGCCGATCGAGAACGTGATCCGATTCCTCGACGAGTACGAGGGTGAGGTCATCATCGTGACCGCTCGTCTCGAGCGGCGCCGCGACGAGACCGTCGGCGAGCTCGAGCGTCTCGATGTCGACTGGGATCAGCTGTTCATGCGCGCATCCAATGATGTAAGCGCGCTCGCCTACAAGTCAGAGACACTGAAGGATCTCCTAGACGTCTACAACGTCGAGCTGGCGATCGATGATGATGACGAGGTCCGCGCCGAGTATGCGCGTATCGGCGTGACGGCGCTGACGCCCGACGCGGTCGATCCGGTCGAGCTGCCGGAGATGGTCGGCGAGCGCGAGGCGCGCCAGGTCGACCTCGACCTTCCCGCGTATATCCGCGATGCTGCCGCGCGCGGCCTCGAGCTGCGCGCCGAAGGCTACGGCGGCGACGGCCTCGTCGACCGCACGATCCGAGAAGCGCGCCTAATGGCCGACGGGCAGATCTCCGAGGACAAGGTCGTCCGCGTTGCCGCGTGGGCTGCTCGGCATATGGTCGACCTCGAGTCGCCCGCGAATTCGGACGCCGACTCGGACGACTGGCCGGGAAATGGCGCCGTCGCGTTCTACCTCTGGGGCATCGATCCGCTCGATCCCGAGCCGGCGATCGCGTGGTTCGAGGCGAAGCGCGACGAGATTCAGGCAGAGGAGGAGCATGACGCGGTGCGTTTCGCGGTGCGTTTCGCGGTGCATCATCGTCCCGATGCTACGATGTTTCGCATGGAGAACGGCGTCGAAACCCGCAGGATCAATGTCAACGATTTCGAGATTCGCGAGGCTACTGACGGCGCGGGCATGACGTTCTCCGGGTATGCGGCGGTATTCAACAGTCCGAGCGAGCCGCTGCCGTTCACGGAGCGAATCGCGCCTGGCGCGTTCTCGCGGTCGCTGCGCTCGCGGAATGAGATCAAGCTCTTCGTGAATCACGACTCGAGCCGCGTCCTCGCGTCGAAGCGGGCCGGCACGATGCGACTCTCCGAAGACGCCTACGGTCTCCGCGTCGAAGCCGACCTGCCCGACACGACTGACGGCCGCGACATGGCCGTACTGATCCGCCGTGGCGACATCGATTCGATGAGTTTCGGATTCACCGTTCCGCAGGGCGGCGATTCGTGGAGTGATGATGGTAAGGAGCGCGAGCTCCGCGAAATTCGCTTGCACGAGTGCAGCATCGTAACCGGATTCCCCGCCTATTCGGCCACGACGGCATCGGTCCGCAGCCTCGACGGTCTCGTCGACGCGACCGGCCTCGAGGCCGACAAGCTGAACGCGGCAATCACGGCCCTCGAGAAGGGCGAGACGCTCGACGACGAGCTCGCCGGCGTCCTCGACGCGGCCGTCGCGAAACTCCGCACCGAACGCGACGATGTCATCGCGAAGCTCGCGCTGAAACAGAAGCAGCTCGACACGCTTCTCGCCCGCGTCTAAAACCCGCTTTTTTCCGCGGTATCCTTTGAGCGTCGAGTAGCGGAGCCGCGCTCGGCATTCGGCTAGCGGAGCCGCGGCCGGCGTCAATCGAACACGATCGATCCCAGAAAGGGGAAGACGGTGCAGGACTACATCAAGCGTCAGCACGATCTTCGCCAGGCCGCATGGCACGAGGCGAAGCACCTCCTGGAGGAGGCCGCGAAGGAGAACCGCGACCTCACCTCCGAGGAGCAGGAGAAGTACGACCGCATCTCGGGCGAGCTCGACCAGCGCGCCCAGGTCATCGAGCAGCTGAAGGCCGACGAGGAGCGCGCGGCGCGCCTCGACGCGGTCGCGGCTGAGGTCCGCACGGACGAGGCTCCCGCCTCCGACGGCGGCGACGCCGAGGTGCTCCGCCGCATGGCTCGGGGCGAGATCCGCTCGCACGAGTTCGGCACGGAGCGCCGCGACATCCTGACCTCGACGAGCGGCAGCCCGGTCCCGACGAGCTTCTACGATCAGCTGATCATGAAGGCCCGTCTGGTCGGCCCGATGCTCGACACGTCGACCATCCTGAACACGGCCTCGGGCGAGAACCTCCAGATCCCGAGCCTCAACACGTACTCGACCGCGACGGTCGCGACGCAGGGCGGCACGATCACCGAGTCCGATCCGACGTTCAACTCCTTCACGACCCTGAGCGCCTACCGCGTCTCGTTCATCGTGCAGGCGTCCGTCGAGATGGTCGAGGACTCCGGCATCGACTTCGCGGCGTTCCTGGCCGATCAGGCCGGCAATGAGCTCGGCTTCCGCGTCAACAACCTCCTGACGGTCGGCACCGGCACCGTCCAGCCGACCGGCATCGTGACCGCGTCCGGCTCGGGCGTCACCGGCGGCACGGGCGTCTCGGGTGCGTTCACCGCGGACAACCTCATCGACCTGGTCTACAGCCTGGACGGCGCGGCGCGCCTGCTCCCGGGTGTCGGCTGGATGATGAACGGGGCCGCGATCGGCGCCGTCCGCAAGCTCAAGGACGACAACGGGCAGTTCCTGTTCAGCCCCAGCCTGTCCGGCAACGCTCGCGACATGCTGCTCGGCTACGAGATCTACGAGAACCCGGCCGTCGCGTCGCCGGGAACGGCGGTCAAGTCGGTGGTCTTCGGCCACCTGCCGAGCTACTACGTGCGCCAGGTCGGCGGGATCCGGATCGACCGGTCCGACGACTTCGCGTTCAACACCGGGCTCATCTCGTGGAGGTTCACGTACCGCGTCGACGGCAACCTGCCGCAGACGTCGCACGTCAAGCACTTCATCGGCGGCACCGCGTAAGCGGCTGACGCATCCGGTAGGATCTAGGGCGGTCGGACTCCGGTCCGGCCGCCCTAACCTTTTCTGGAGGGACTCACCACAATGGCGAAACGCGCCACGAAGCGGCGCCCGCGCTCCGCTTCCACCACGAAGACGGCCTCGAGCGTAACGCGGCAGCGCGTACTCTGGCATTCCAACGCGCCCTTCAGCCCGACGGGATACGGCGTGCAGACCGCGCAGGTCGTCTCGCGCCTCGCGAAGGACGGCCACGAATGCGCGATCGCGTGCAATTACGGCTTGCAGGGCGCCGATACGATGTGGAACGACGTCAAGCTCTACCCGACGGGCGCCACGGCGTACTCGGATGACATCCTCCGCGCGCATTCGCAGCATTGGTTCAGCGGCTCAGAGCTGCCCGGCCTCGTCGTCGTACTGTTCGATGTCTGGGCGCTGAAAAATCCGACGATCGCGAATATCCCGAAGATCGCGGCGTGGGCTCCGATTGATCATCAGCCGATGACGCCCGAGGTCGCAGATTGGCTACAGCGCCCGAACGTGTTCCCCATCGCTATGAGCCAATTCGGCTCGCGAATGATGGATGCCGAGGGCCTCGAGCATCTCTACATCCCGCACGGCATCGATCCGGTATTTCGGCCGACGCCGACGATGCGGGACGCTGTCGGCGCGACGATCACGGGTCGCGACATCATGAAGGCATCCGAGGATGCTTTCGTCGTGATGATCAACGCGGCCAATAAGGGGAGGACGCCGCCGCGGAAGGCATGGGCGGAGAATCTTCTCGCGTTCGGTGTATTCGCTGAGAAGCATCCGGACGCACTCCTGTACCTGCACACTGACATGACGCCGGCGACGGACGGCGTCGACATGCAGCGCCTGTTGCGCGCGTGCAACATTCCCGAGTCGCGCGTCCGCTTTATCGACCAATACATGTATCGGATGAACTTTCCGCAGCAGGCACTCGCGGCTCTCTACACGGGCGCGGATGTCCTGCTTGCCTGCTCGGGCGGCGAGGGCTTTGGGATCCCCGTGATTGAGGCGCAGGCGTGCGGTACGCGCGTGATCGTGAGTAATTTCAGCGCGCAGCCCGAGCTTGTCGGCGACGGGTGGATCGTCGACGGCCAGCCCTTGTGGGATCCGTTTCAGCATTCGTGGTTTTTCACGCCCCGCGTCGACGAGATCATTTACGCGCTCGAGCAGGCATACCAGGCGCCGCGCGGACCGTCGGCGGGCGCGCTGAAGCATATGGAATCGTACGCCGCTGATCGTGTCTATCAGGATCGGTGGCGGCCGTCTATGGAGATTCTCGCGAGGTGGGAGCCGTGAATATCGGAGTCATCTCGACGCATACGCCGAGCATGGGCGAGACGTCGCCGGAATGGCTGCCCGGAGCGTTCAGGGGCGGCGCGGAGCTGTCGGACCACGAGTACCTATCGGCGGCGCCGGAGGGCGTCTCGTGGGCGTATACGACGCCCTCAGAGGCCGCTACGTTCGATCGTGTTCTCGTGACGAGTGTCGACGGATTGTCGGATGCGGATTGTCAGCATCTCGCGACGCTCGAGCCGGTCGTGTTTCTCCATCATGCGGGCGAGCCTTCACTCGGCCGAGCGATTCTCATCGAGTCGGCGCGCGTCGTGATGGTGCATACACTGGCGCACGAGGAGCGATTGCGCGCGTGGGCGAAGCCGAAGCGCGTTGAGCTCGTCCTGTCAGCGATCGATACGAGCATGATCGCGCCAGCCGAGAAGCAGCGATTCGCGCTGGCGGCGTCGCGGAATCATCCCCTAAAGGGCCTGAAAAATGCGCGGATCTGGGCGGCCAAAAACGATTACCCGTGCCTTGTCATGACGCGCCAGTCGCGCGAGAAGGTCCTCGAGGCGATGAGCATCGCCGAGGTATTCGTCCATCTGCCGATCGCGTTCGAGTCGGAGTGCCGGAGCATCATCGAGGCCGTCCTGAGCGGCTGTCGCATCGTGACGAATGCGAATGTCGGCATCACGAGCGTCGACGGGTGGGACGACGCGGAGAAGCTACGCGCGATGGTCGACGCTGCTCCGAGCAGGTACTGGAGCATCGTATGCGAGTGAGGATCAGCATTCCGATGGCCGTCTGGGGGCGTGATTTCGGCGCGTTCCTGCCGGGATGGTGGGACGCGGTCGAGCAGATGACGCGGAAGCCGGACGAGATCGTGATCGGCTACGAGGATCCTGACATGGCGGGCGCGCACGATTCGATCCGCGACATCCCCGGCGTCGACATCGTCGGCATCGTCCTCGAGCAGGAGGGATTCACCGAACGATGGAATGAGGTCATGCGCGCCTGCTCGGGCGATTGGATCGCGCCCGTCTGCGCGGATGATCGCGTCCTGCCGGATGCGCTGGCGGAGATTCAGGCGGCCGAGGATGCGAGCGCCGAGCTCCTCGTCGACGGCATCATCTGGAAGTATCGGGGCGACACGTGGCGCGGACACTGGGACGCGCAGGCGATCGGTCGCGTCCTGACGCTTCCCGGCGCGGCGCCGTTCCGGCGAAGCCTGTTCGATCGCATCGGCGGCTTCCGACCCGAGATCTACTCGTCGGACTGGGCTTTCTACATGGATGCTGCGGCGCTCGGCGTGAAGACGTACCAGGCGTCGACGCTGCGGATCGTGTTCGATGAGGGCAACGCGCACGCTACGCGGAGCGGCGTGCAGCTCGACGGCGCGACGCGCAGTCATGCGGATGAGCAGATTCGCGCGTATGCTCGGCATCTGGGGCTCGTCTGATGCGCGTCGTCGTCACCGGAGCAGCCGGGAATATCGGAGCGCCGCTCGTGCGCGCCCTGCGCGAGCGTGGCGATACAGTCCTCGGCGTCGACACGAAGCCCGGATGGCGCGAGGACTACATCACCGCGGATATACGAAATCCCGCAGATATGCTCGGGATCCTAGACTTCTATCCGGATGTCATCTATCACCTGGCATCGATGGTCAGTCGCGTGACGTGCGAGGCCGCGCCGTCGATGGCGATCGACACGAATCTCGTCGGAACGCAGAACGTCATCGAGATCGCGAAGCGCGTCCGCGCGCGCCTGGTCTACTTCTCGACGAGTGAGGTCTACGGCAACACGACGCAGCTGATGCGCGAGACGATGCCGTGCGAGCCGAATAACAGGTACGGCTTGTCGAAGCTGCTCGGCGAGCGCCTCGTCGAGTATGAGGCGGCCGAGAATGGGCTCGACGCGATCACGCTGCGCCCGTTCATGATGTATGACGAGCACGAGGATATGGGCGCGCATCGATCTGCGATGATCCGCTTCGCCGAGAATCTATGCCGCCGCCAGCCGATCGAGGTACATAAGGGCACGGCGCGCGGATGGATTCACGTCTCGGACGCGGTCCGAGCGATCATTGCCGCCGGCGATCATGTCGGCGATTACACGATCGTGAATATTGGACATCCGGATATCCGGCCGATGCTCGAGCTCGCGAACATGATCAATCGGCATTTCACGGTCGATCCGAATCTGATCCGCATCGTCGACCAGCCTGGCCGCATGACGATGGTCAAGAATCCGCACCTAGCGCGCCAATACGATCTACTGGGTGTCGCGCCTAGTGTGACGCTCGAGGACGGCGTCGAGCGCGTATGCGCGGCGGTACGCTATCGCGTCGCACGCGGGGTAGAATAAAGCGATGGCCATCACGAATGGATATTGCACGCTGAATCAAGTCAAGGCCGCGCTGCGGATCACTGACACCGTCGACGATGCGCTCCTCGAGGGCGCCGTCGAGTCCGCGTCCCGACTTATCGACGGCTTCGCCGCCCGCAACTTCTACAACGCCGGCACCGCGACTCGACTATTCACGGCGTACGATTCGATCTACGTGCAGACGGATGACATCGCCGGGACCGCGATCACCGTTGAGACGAGCACGCTCGCCGATGGTGTATTCGATCTGACCTGGCAGGCTTCGGATTATCAGCTCGAGCCGCTCAATGGGACTCTCGACGGCATCGCGTGGGCGTATGATCGTCTCCGCGCCGTCGGCGATTACGTGTTTCCCACGACGAATGCGGTCTTCGGTGAGCAGGCGCTCGTCAGGATCACGGCCGCGTGGGGATGGCCAGCCGTGCCGAAAGCGATCGAGCAGGCGACGATTATTCAGGCTTCGCGTTTGTATAAGCGTCTCGACTCGCCGCTCGGCGTCGCCGGATTCGGCGATTTCGGCGTGATTCGCGTCAGCCGATTCCTCGACGCTGATGTTGAGCAGCTCGTGATGCCGTATCGGAAGATGCGAAACATCGTATGAGCTCGACCGTTTCGCAGGTCAAGACGGCGCTGGCGACGGCGCTCGCGACGATTCCCGGATTGCGGACGTATGATCGCCAGCCGGACCAGCTGAACGTGCCGTTCGCATTCCCGACGCTGGAGACGATCGAGTATCACGGCGCGATGCGCGCCGGACTCGTGACGCAGACGTACAAGATCAGCGTCGTCGTCGGCAGGGCCGCCGAGCGCAGCGCCGAGCGCGCCCTCGATACGTATCTATCGTACGATCAGGGCGGCGTTCGCTACGCGATCGAGAATGATACGAGCCTCGGCGGTGTCGCGCGCACGTGCATTGTCGATTCGGCGACGGCCATTCAGACCATCGAGGGAAACGACAATACCCTATACCTAGCGGTAGAATTCCGAGTGATCGTATATGCCTAAGCGCAAGACCTACATCGTCGGCGATGGCTTCATCGTCAATGGCCAGCCGGCCGGTAGCGTCCTCGAGGAGGACGCGATCGAGCACCTCGACGCGATGCTCGCCTCGGGCCGCGTGATTCCTGTCCAGGCCGAATCGTCCGGTAAGATGAAGCCTGTAACCCGCGACGCCTCGGAGGAGGACGCAGACTAATGGCAAAGCTCGTGCTCACCCAGGCGAACGTGACGATCGCCGGCACTGACATCTCGGACAACGTCGCGAGCGTGACGCTCACGACCAGCTCGGCAGAGGTCGAGACCACCAGCTTCGGAAGCGGCGGCTACGTGACGCGCGTCGGCGGTCTGAAGGACGGCAGCCTCGCCCTCGACATCCACAACGACTACTCGTCGGTCGATTCGCTCCTCTATCCCCTCGTGGGGTCGACGGCGTCCTTCGTCGTGAAGCCGAACGGGACCGGCACGAGCGCATCGAATCCCGCGTTTTCCGGGACCCTGCTCATCACGGAGTACACGCCTGTAAATGGCGCCGTGGGAGAGTTGGCGACCGCTTCGGTAACGTTCCCGATCTCCGGTTCGGTGACGCGCGGCACCGCCTAGTAATCCTGCTAGGCAGCTCGGAGGGAGGTAACCGTGGCGGCTCTCGCCATCACCATGCAGGTCAAGCCGAAGAACGCGGAGGCGCGTACGGTCACGGCCGAGCCTGCCGACATGGTCGCGTTTGAGCGCGAATTCCAGAAGAGCATCACGAGCCTACAGTCGAACGTGTTCCTGACGGATCTGTTCTGGCTCGGATGGCACGCGGAGAAGCGGACGGGCGCGACGGGCCTAGGCTTCGACGAGTGGGTCGCGACGCTCGAGACGATCGAAGCGGTCGGCGGTGACGACATGGTCCCTTTGGAGAGCAGTCCTTCCACTGGATGATCGCCAATTTGGCGGTCGAGACGGGGATCGCTCCGCACGAGCTGCTCGAGGAGACGCCGCGGATGCTGTATACCCTTCAGGCCGTTATACGATGGAGGGCAGTAAAGACCGGCGAGCCGACGCCCTGGACGGGCGCGTCCTGACCCGGTTCGGAGGCTCGAGATGGCGACACCGTACGGTCAGGAGATCTACATCGATGAGAAGGCTCTCAGCGCGAGCATCAAGCACGCCCTGGTGACGCTTCAGATGATCGATCCTGAGCTCGTGAAGGCCGCGCGGAAGCCGATGATGGAGGCCGCGAAGGTGATCGCGGCGGATGCGAAGTCGCGCGTCCCGAATGTGCCGACGGGCGTGCATCCGCGCTCGGGTCGTCCGCATTGGAAAAAGTGGAGCGGCAGCACGGGCCGCGACTGGGACACGGGCCGCGTCAAGGCAGGCATAAAAGGCCGGTATCGGTCGCCGCGGAAGGATGGCAAATACGAGCGGTCGATCGTGAGCGTGATTCAGAGTAACGCGGCCGGCGCAATCTACGACATGGCCGGCAAGACTAACCGATTCGTGCAGAATCCGCGCATCGGAAATAACTTCATCGGCGCTATGAGCGGTAAGCCGAGCCGTACAATGTGGCCAGCTGCCGAGGCGAATATGAGCAGCGTCATGGCGAGCATCGAGAAGGCCCGAGAAGATATGGAAAAGACGATCAACGATAGGCTCGGCCGTGGCGGCGCGAGCCTGGCGGGCTTCTAATGGCTGTCGTCATTCCGATCATTGCGGACGTCAAGGGCCTAGCGTCCGGCGTTGGCGATACCGAAAAGCAGCTGAACCGCCTCGGCAAGAACATCGGCAATATCGGCGCGAATCTGACGAAGGGATTGACGCTGCCGATCGCTGGTCTCGCCGTCGGAGCGGTCGCCGCGTTCGATCAGGTCGACTCGGCGATGGACGAGGTAGCGGCCAGGACTGGCGCCGCCGGTGACGCGCTGACGAGCCTTCAGGACTCTTTCAAAACGGTAGCGGCTGGCGCGACGCAGGGCATGGACGAGGTCGCGATTGCCGTCGGCGAGCTCAATACGCGACTCGGCCTGACCGGTAAGCCGCTCGAGGACGTCTCGCAGCAGATGCTCACGCTCGCCCGCGTTGCCGGGACCGAGGTCGAGGCGACGACAGTCAGCGTGACGCGCGCCATGAATGACATGGGCATCAGCGCCGATGATGCCTCGGGCTTCATGGATCTCCTCCTCGCCGCGAGCCAGCAGACCGGTATCGGCGTGACGGATCTGGCCGACAAGATGGTGAAATTCGGATCGCCGATGCGTCAGCTCGGCTTCTCCGCCGTCGAGACTGCGGCGCTCCTCGGCACTTTCGAGAAGGCCGGCGTGAACACGGATCTCGTGATGGGATCACTGCGGATCGCGCTCGGCAAGCTCGCGAAGGCCGGCGAGAAGGATCTGCCCGCCGCGCTCCGCGAGGGCATTAAGAGCATCGAGCAGGCGAAGACGGGCGGCGAGGCCGCAGCGATCGCGATGGAGCTGTTCGGATCCCGCGCCGGCGCGGACATGGCGGCTGCGATTCGCGAGGGCCGCTTCGAGGTCGATGATCTCATCGCGAGCCTATCGGACTCGGCGGGTCAGCTCGCGGAGACTGCGGAGGCGACGGAGGGTCCGCAGGAGAAGATCGCGCGGATGCGAAATCAGGTCATGCTCCTGGGCGCATCCTTCGCCGAGGTATTCATCCCCGTCCTCGAGAAGGCGCTCGGGCCGCTTCAGAAGCTGATCGGAGCATTCCAGGGCCTCTCGAGTGGTCAGAAAAACGCGATCGTGACGACGCTCGCGATCGCCGCCGCTATCGGCCCACTACTGATGATCGTCGGGAAGGCGATCACGATCTTCGCGACGCTCCGGTCGATCATCATCGCCGTTCGCGCCGCGCAGATCGGTCTCAATCTGGCGATGATCGCGAATCCGATCGGACTGATCGTCGTCGCCGTCGCGGCGCTGATCGCGGCGCTCGTGATCGCGTATAAGCGGTCCGAGACGTTCCGGAACATTGTCGACGAGATCGGTCGCGTCGTCAGGGATTCTCTGATCAAGGCGTTCGACTGGCTGAAGGAAAAGATCGATGAGATCTGGCCGGCCGTGAAAAGCTTCTACGATCAGGCGAAGCCGATCCTCGAGCTGATCGGTAAGGCCGTCGAGCTGTACGTCACGACGTATATCCAGCTCGTCTCGACGTATATCCGCGCGTGGGTCACGATCCTGAAGACAGCGTATGAGCTGATCAAGCCCGTCGCGATTCTCATCGGCGGACTGATCGCCGATTACATCGTCGCGAACGTGAAGGCGATCAAGACGGCAATCGACGCCGGCGTCACCGCATTCAATGCGCTGAAGAGCGCCGTCACGGGCGTCAGGGATTTCCTCGAGAAGCCGCTCGACCGCATCGAGAGCATGATCAAGACGTCAATCGGCGGCGCCGCCGAGTATGCGAAGGGCGCGATTCGCGGCATCACCGGCGTCTTCGAGACCGTCGTCTCAGGCATCAAGAACTTCTGGAATAAGAATGTCGGCGGGAAGGGATTCAGCGTCCCGAACTGGGTCCCCGGCTTCGGCGGAAATAGCTTCAAGATTCCGTTCCTCGCCGAGGGCGGCATCGTGAAATCGCCGACGCTGGCAATGATCGGCGAGGGCGGCCCCGAGGCCGTCATCCCGCTCAATAAGATGGGACAGAGCGGCGCGACGTACAACATTGTCGTGAATGCTGGTCTCGGGACGAATCCTGACGAGCTGTCGCGCGTGATCGTCGAGTCCATCAAGCGTTACGAGCGCCGCAATGGCCAGGTGTTCTCGAGTCCGCTCGTGCCGACACTGTCGACGGCTGGCGGTGTCACGACGACTGCGAGCGGCGCCGGTGATTTCACGCGCGTGGCGGCGGCGCGGCGAGGCTAGCGCGTGGAGACGCCGGAGATCATCGTCGAGGTCGGCCTCGACCTGTCCAGCGTCGGCGGCCCGTTTTTCACGTTCGGCTCGTCGACCGTCGTCAAGGACAATCCCCAGTCAATCTTCGACAATACGACGTACCGCTTCGGCGGGACGCTGTTCTACGACCTGACTCCGGCCGTCAAGAGCGTCACGATCAATCGTGGACGATCGCGCGAGCTCGACCGCTTCACGACCGGCTCGGCAAACATCGTCTTCGACAACACGGATCGCGCATTCGACCCGTTCTATACCTCGTCGCCCTGGTACCCGGATATCAAGCCGCGACGATCCGTCCGCGTCTCCACCGTCGTGAACGGATCGACGGCCGTGCAATTCACTGGACTCGTCGAGGACTGGAATATCGATTATCAGATCAATGGTCAGTCTGAGGCGTTCGCCGCTTGCGTCGACGGCTTCATCCTGTTCGGCGGTCAGCAGCTCGCAGCGCATACGGCGACGGCGCAGACCAGTGGCGAGCGCCTCGAGGCGATCCTCGACCGGCCCGAGGTCGATTGGCCATCGAGTCTTCGAGATATCGACACGGGCGCGCAGACATTCCAGGCTGACGTGATCGAGCAGGGCCGCGAGACGCTCGAGTATCTCCAGCTCGTCGAGACAAGCGAGCCGGGTCTCCTATTCATGTCGAAAGACAATAAGGTCACGTTCCGCGATCGGAACACGGCTGCGGCGCCCGGGACAGTCGTCTTTTCGGATTCGGGGACGGCGATCCCGTACACGAATATCACCACGACCTATGGCACGGAGCTTCTCTACAATCGCGCCGTCATCGGCCGCATCGGCGGCCAGCCGCAGACCGCGGAGAATGCCGAATCGAAGGCTGAGTACGGCGTCGTCAGTCTCGAGTTAAATGGTCTGCTGATCAACACGGACGCGAACGCGAGCGCGCTCGCCAATTACATCGTGAATAAGTATGCCGAGCCCGAGTTGCGTTTCGACACGATCAGTGTCGAGCTCGCCGGTCTGGGGACCGCGGATCAGGCCGCCGTCCTCGGCCTCGAGCTGACAGACATCATCCGCCTCGAGTACCAGCCCGCCGGCATTGGACCATCCGTCACGAAAGACGTGCAGATCCTCGGCATCCGCCACGCGATCCGGCCAGGACAACATGAGATCGTGCTCAATCTCGGCTCGACGGATACGGCCGCTTTCGTCTTCGCCGCTGGCACGAGCGTGGCAGACTATCCGTACAGCGTGTTCGACTCGTCACCGTTCGGCCTATAGGGAGGATAGAATAACGTCATGGCTTGGACTACGCCCGGAACCGCCGTCGCCGGCGAGGTACTGACCGCAGCATTCTGGAATGAGCAGGTCAGGGATAACCTTGCGAATCTGCGCGCGCTCGCCAATATACAAGTTGCGACTGTTACGACTCCGGTGACGCTTTCGTCTGTTTCTACAGATGTTTTCTATGATGCTACGGGTTTGAGTGTAACTATTACTCCTACTTCCGCATCTTCGAAGATTCGTATTATGGTTGACCTAAGCGTATCTCTCGCTGGTGGTGCTGATGCTCGCGCGTATTTTCGAGTATTGAGAGATTCGACACCGGTGGGAGTTGGTACGTCAACTGGTAATCGTGCCGCAGCCAATAAGAACTTTTACGAGGGGATAGCAACGATTGAGAACTCCCTCTGTTGGAATCTTATTGACACTCCCGGAACAACATCTGCAACAACTTACAAAGTGCAGTATGCGAAGGGATCAACGTCGCTGACGGTTTATCTAAATCGCACGGGTGGAGATTCCGATCTTATTGGACAGGCTCGCTCGTCTTCCACAATCATGGTGCAGGAGATTCCTGTCTAGCCTGTCATGAGTGACGACGAGATCAACCGTATTTTCCGATCACTTGACAGGATCGAGCAGCGTCTCGGCGAGCTTGAGAAGGCTGAGGCGATGCGGCGCGGGAGTGATATGACGAAGGGCCAACTCGTCGCCGTGATCGGCGTGATCAGCGCGGCGACGGGTGCGGCGACGGCTATCATTAGCCAGGTTATCTAACTAAGAGAGGGAAGAGAATATGGCTATCAGCCCGAAGACAACGGCCGCGACGGTGGCGGCGGCGGCGGTGACGCTGGCGACGTGGATCGCTGGCATGTTCGGCGTCGAGATCCCCGAGGTCGCGCAGGGCGCGATCATCACGATCCTTGTCGCCCTGGCCGCGTACGTGGTGCGCGATCCGAATCGCAGCGTCTGATGCAGCGCGGCGCGTACAAGCGCGCGTGCGTCGCGTATGCGAAGCAGGCCGGCATCAAGATCCCGAAGGGGGTCAACTATCAGGATTCCTACGGCGCGCCTGCTCGAGAGCTGACGAAGCGTATCCACGCGCGGCATAAGCTGAAGCCGGATGGGGATATCACGCCCGAGGTCCTTGTCGTCGTGGGGCGTTACTTGCCGGGTCCGCTTCAGTGGCGCGCGGCGACGTGCATGGAGCTCGTCGTCGGGCCGCTCGAGGTCTGGGGGAATAACAGAGGCCCCTATGTTGCGATGATTCAGCGTCTCGGGTCCGAGCTCGGCGCGGGCTCGTGGCCGTGGTGCGCCGCCACGACATCGTGGGCGTACCGGTGCGCGGGGTGGAAGTCGTGGGCCGCATTCGTGAAGTCTGAGCACGAGGCATGGGTCCCCGCGTGGCTCGCCGCTGCTCGAGCCGGCAAGTACGGCATGAGCATCATCTCCAATCCGCGCCTGGCGCGTCGAGGCGATGCGATCACGTTTGACTGGGGCGGCGGTGATGGGACGCCCGACCATATCGGACTGATCCGCTCGAGGCCGAATCCGGCGACGCTGAACGTGCGGACCGTCGAGGGCAACACGAGCCCAGAATACGATCCCTCGGGATCGCAGGATGATGGCGGCGGTCTATGGCTTCGCACGCGGAACGCGGCGAAGCCGCAACAGCTGATCAGGATCACCTAGCAGGATTCGACGATCGCGTCCCGTACGATTAGGGACATTCCGAACGGGAGGGATCATGGGAATCGCTGACGAGATCAGGCAGGCGAGCACGCCTAAGCCCGCAATGTGCGCCGTATGCGCCGCGCTCGACCAGATGAGCGCCGAGGATCGGAAGGGCGTCGAGCAGTGCCTGGCCGATGAGAGCATCCCGGGCGCGGCGATCGCGCGGGTCCTGCACGAGCACGGATACAAGCTGCATCCGGACGGGAAGCAGGTCCGCCGGCACCGCAGGACGTGCGCGTCGTGAGTATCCGCGACGATATCGAGCGTGATCTCAAGATCGCCGAGCTCGAGGAGGCACTCCGCCGGACTGAGCGGAATCTCGCCCGGTCGAAGGCGAAGACAGCGGACCTCGTCCAGGCGGTGTATCAGGGCGCGAAGGATGCGGCACTCGTCGCAGGATCGCCAAAGCGCGTCAAGGCATCGAAGACGAAGGCGAAACCGGGCGCCGAGGTCGCGCTGCTGCATTTGACAGATACTCATATCGGCGCGGTGACGGCGACGTATAACACTGACGTTGCCGAGCGGCGCATCATGGACACGATCGCGAAGACGATCAAGCTCGCCGAATTGCAGCGGAAGGCGCATCCGGTCGGCGAGTGTGTCGTGATTCTCGGCGGCGATCTGATCGAGCAAACGGCACAATTCCCGCATCAGGCGTGGGCGGTCGACGCGAGCACGTTCGAGCAGGTATTCGACGCGGCGCGGATCCTCGAGGATGCCGTGTCGATTCTCGCCGACGAATTCGACATGGTGACTGTCTATTTGACGCCGGGTAATCATGGCCGCGTCGGCCGCGGCAAGGGCCGACAGAGCCTCGACTACGAGTCGGATACCAATTGGGACAGGATCGTCGGCCGGATCATTGGCGAGCGCCTCGAGCACGACGAGCGCATCCGATGGGTCTTCCCCGAGTCCTGGTACTCGATCGTCGAGGTCGGCGCGTATCGCGCCCTCGCGCATCACGGCGACACGATCCGAAGCTTCGGCGGTTCAATCCCGGCTTACGGCATCATCAAAAAGCATCTTGCCTGGGCGAGCGGAGTGATGCCCGAATTCCTCGATGCCTATATCGGGCATTTTCATACGCCGATGCAGCTGCCGATGAATAATGGCGGCCGCGTATTCGTCACGCCGAGCCTCGTGTCGGATTCGGCGTATGCGAAGGAATTCGTCGCGGCGACGAGTAATCCGGCGCAGCGATTGCATTTCGTCGATCCGGAGCGTGGCCGCGTGACGGCCGAATACCTCCTGCATCTCGACTAGCTCGACGCCTGCGATCTGTATAGAAATGCAAAAGGCCCCGCCGCCCGAGAGTGGGCGACGGGGCCGGCGGCGGCGAGACTACTCGACGAGGCCGAGGAGGGCGGACGGCATCTCGGCGATCGGCTTCGCGTTGTGCCACGAGTAGGAGCCGTGATGCATGATGCTCGGCGGAAGGATGATGTACGACTCGGCGGCGCGCAGGTCGAGGCCGGGGATGATGTTCTGGCGGGGTCGGAGCGTGACGCCTTCGGGGGCGGCGAAGTAGGCGTGATAGCCGCGCGGCGTCCGAGCGATCCGCGTGTCGTGCTCGCCGTACGTCGCGGCGACGAGGTCGAATACGTCGGCCTGGTCATAGTCGAGGACGGCCAGGCCGCTCGGGCCGGTGATGACGCCGAGGCCGGTCGCGCGGCCGATGTGGAGCTTGTGCATGTTCGACTCGTCGAAGCGATTCCAGCCGCCCTCGCCCCATTTGCCGATCGGCCGCTTGTCATCGCCGACGAGCGTGATCGTCCAGCCGTTCAGGATGTAGGCGTGCGCGGCGTCGACGAGGTCGACGTCGTGATTGTGCTCGAGGTCGTCGAGGACGCCTGCGAGATGCTTCATGGTGGACATTGTGGTCTCCCGTGGTGGTGGTGGTGAGAAAGCCCCGCCGACCCGAAGGCCGACGGGGCTCGTCGAGCGGACCGGCTAGGCGTAGCCGCGCTCGGAGATGATGGTGTCGAAGGCGTCGAGCATGATGCCGAAGGCGATGATGTTGCGCGAATTGCGCTCCGTCTTCAGCATGGTGCGGACCTTCGCGCGAAGGTCGAGCAGATCATCGGTCGAATGCTTGCGGATCTTCGCGGTGTAGTCGACGATCACGGTGTCGATCTTCATGGCGGGCTCCTCGTGGTTGGTGGTGGTTGCCATGGGAGTAATGTACCTGCGATCCGTCACCGCGTCAAGCGATTAGACACACTGGGGATATCCGCTATTCCTCGCAAAAATCCGGCTCAGTCGCGAAATACGCCGCGCCGATTCCGAACACGCGACCGTGCCGATCATGCGTCACGCCGCCGCCCGGCTCGCCGAACAGCCGCTTCCATTCCTCGATCGTGTACGTCTCGCCCGTATCCTCCTCGACCAGCTCGGCGTGAACATCCCTCTCCTCCACTATGGGCCGCTCGACAATCTTCGCCGACGGCTTCGCCTTCCGAGACAAGCGCCGCCCCGAGCCCGGCTCGACCGGATGCTCATCGAGATACTCCTCGCGAGCCCGCTCAATCGCGCCCGCCACGACTCGACCCGCCTGGCCGAACTCTCTGACCAGCGCGTACTGGACCTTGTCGACCAGGGCGCGCTCGCCGTACAGGTACTTACGCGCCGACCATTCCGACACGCTCGCCAATCGGGCGAGATCCTCGAGCGTCACGCCCTGCTCGCGCATAACCTCGCGGACGCTCACGACGCCGACTCCTCGCCCGCCCGCTCGGCCCTGGCGCGCAGCTCTCGCGCCGCCACGCGAAGCGCCCGCGCCTCAGCCTTCGCCCTGCCCCTCGAGAGCCTCCGCTCGAGGGCCTCGCGGATCTTGCGCTGCCCGATGCTCTTCCGCCTCCGATTCGACATGATGCTTTCTCCTAGTCTCGTGCTCTGGTGGTGGTGGTGACGCCCCGCCGGCGGTCATAACGCGCCGGCGGGGCTAGGCCGCCCTCGGGAGGGAGTCGAAGAGCAGCCGGTACCGATTATCGCCGATTCTGACGGCTAAACTACGCGAGGCGGTCGGCGCCCGGCGTGGTGGTGGCGCCCGCGCCGGCCGCCGACGAGCTCCGCTCGATGATGTTCGCGACCGTCTGATGCGACACCATGCACGCCTCGGCGATCGCGCGCAGACTCAGGCCGGCGAAGCGGCCCGCCGTGATCATCGCGTCACGCTGGCGCCGCTTCTCCGACAAGGCGTACTCGAGGTCCATGATCTCATCGGCGATCGTATGCAGCTGCGATTCGATGTAGTCCTTCGTCATCATGCTTTCTCCTCGAGAAGATTGTGGGCTTTCCATTTGGCGAGCTCGATCGTGTCGCGCTGACAGATCCGCTCACCGTCGATCCAGATGACGTGATCGCCGCGGTCGTGACGCGGGTGGCGCGTGATCATACACCGGCCGCACTGACTCGACCAGACGTCGAGCCAAGCGTGCCCCGTATGCTTCCACGCGATCACGAGTACGCCCTCGAGCGGTTGTAGTCGCGGATGGCGGGGATGTCGTCGAGCTTGTCGACGAAGAGCAGGATCGTCCGGCTGATCTCGCGCATCGTGTCGTGTAGCGCGTCATGGAGCGGATCGTCGCGGCGCTCCTCGCACGCGCCGTGCTGCTCGTGCTCGAGGCTGATCGTCTCCGCGCACGTGATGTATGAGAACGCGAGCTGCGCGAACAGCTCCTCGTGATCGATGACGGTGATGGTGGTGGGCATGATCGTCTCCTAGTCGATGAGCTGATAGCGGTAGTGGGCGATAAAGTGGAGCGCCTCGGCTTCGGTGTCGACCTGGCCGACGCGGACGTCGTCGCCGTCGATGTCCCAGTAAATATCGATGCCGGCGTCGACCTTGCGAAGCGTGAATGCCTCGCCCTGGTGGTCGACGAAGGCGAACGGCGCCGCGTCGTCGTGCCAGATGACCTCGGCGGTGACAGGAGAGAAAGCAGTCATGGCTCGATCCTTTCGGTCTCGTGGGGCGTCAGTCGTGGCAAGGGTTGAGGGCGGCGACGTGATAGTGCGCGGCGATGCCGTCGATGATGCGATCGGGATCGCCGTCGTTCATCGCGATCATCGCCTGCCGCATCGTGTCGATCGTCTTCTCGTCGGAGATGTATCCGAGGCTCTCCAGCGTGGTCTTGATGGTCTTCGTGTCGATCAGGTAGATAGTGGTCATGGCGCGATCCTTTCGGTCGGTGGTGGTTGCCATGTCTATACAGTAGACACGCTGCTCACCATTGTCAAGCGCCTAGACGCAAGTCGTGTTGCGGGCGTCCGATCATGCGCGTACCCTTCGAGACTCACCACGGCCACAAGCCACAAGCGAAGGAGCATAGGCAATGGCGAATATCGTAAGCGCGGACGCGATCCTGTCCGGCGGCGGAGGACTCTACCTGACCGCTGACGACAAGGCAGAGCTGCACGCCGAGCAGCGCCCGTTCTACATCATCGGCGCGGTCGCCGAGCAGGACGGCCAGTACGGCACGCAGACCGTCTTCACGATCAAGGAGAAGGACAAGGAGGAGATGCGCCTCGCGTTCGCGGTGAACGCGCAGCGGACCGAACAGGCCCGCAAGATCTCCCAGCACCTCGCGAACGGCGCGGACGGCGTCGGCCCGTTCTACCTCGGCCGATGGGAGAACGGCGGCCGCAGCGGCTGGACGCTCACCAACGCGCCGACGACGCCGCTCGCGATCCCGCCGTCCTCGACTGAGCAGGCCGCGCAGGACAAGGCCGACCGCGTCGCGAAGTTCGACGCGACCGTCTCCGACGACGACCTGCCGTTTTGATGAGCGAGCGCAGCGTCGCCGTCGAGCCGTACCTGCCGCAGGCGAACATCGGGCAGATCCGCGACCTCTTCGAGCGTGGAATGATCGTCACCCTCGACGGCGAAGTCGTCCAGGCGAGCGATGCGGACAATGATTCGCTGGTCTCGTGGATTCTCGCCGCCGAGATGCTCCGCAAGCTCGCATTCGAGATGCGGACGATGGCGGAGGGCGAGATGCTGCACCGTGTCCGCGAGTCGGCCGGTCCGATCTCGACGGAGTACGGCACGGCGAGAGAGTCGATCAGTCGGGGAAGCGTCAGCGGCGTCGCCGCGAAGCGGATCCGCGAAGTCCTCGAGAAGCGCGCCGAGGACTCGGCGATCCCGTGGGACGCCGTCGACAACATCGCGCCGCTCGTCCCGCACGTCACGCCGGCGAAGGTCGCGGACTACATCGAGACCATCGAAGGCTCGCAGCCTGACCTCGCCGACGAGCTGCGCGGTAACTTGCCGGAGAAGCGTCGCACGCTGAAGGTGGACGCGGCTCAGGTATGACCGATTCCCGGCCTCCTCGGGAGGGGTGGGGCGTCCATCCGATCATCAGGGTCGGATTGGACGCCTCACCCCGGCGGATCGGATGGGCGATCCTCGTCGACGACGTCGTGTCGCGTTTCGGCACCGAACACGTCGATAAGCGCGGCGAGCTTCTCGAGCGGAAAGCCGCATGGCAGCGCATCCTTGACAATGTTCGCGTCGTCGAGGATCGGCATAAGCGCGACTCGTGGTCGATCACGATCGAAGCGCCCTACCTCGGCCCGAACCGGCAAGGCAGCCTGAATCACGCGCGGACGATCGGCCAGGTCCAGGCATTCGCCCTAGCCTCTCGACCGGGCTCGGAGCATTATCTGATCCAGCCTTCGGAGTGGCGCGCCGCGATCGGCGTCAAGATGACCGGCAAGCAGGCTCCCCTCGAGTATGCGAACCGGTGCCTGGACTATTCGCAGGCCGCCTTCGACTATCGCACGAGCATCTGGCCAGATCTGGATCAGGACGCGGCGGACGCTATCTGCATCGCGCACGCCGCGCGGAATATCAGCGGATTCTAAGTGTCTCGCGAATTCGCGTAGACGCTCCGCGAGGCGGCGTGTAGGATTCGCAGCCCGCATGTCGAACACTCCTCCACCACCACCCCACTGGAGGCTCACGATGAGCACGAAGCAGAAGACGATGACGGTCGCGTATTCGCTGGAGGCGAGGCGCGAGGAGCGCGAGCGGCGCGAGGCGCGCGATCGCGTCCTCGCCCGCGAGGTCGGCATCGAGATCGGTCGGAGGCGCGAGCGCGAGCGGTCGCACCGCGAGCGCGAGAAGGCGTGGGGGCGCGGCTTCATGGTCGGCCTCATCGTCGCCGTCGTGTTCATCCTCGTCGGCTGGATCGGAGCTGCGAAGGTCGAGGCGGCCGAGAAGCCCGCGAAGATCCACCGCACGCTCGGCGCGAAGCATGAGCCGATCATGCCGAGCCGAGCCATTGTCCGGGCGATCATTCGGATCGGGCAGTGCGAGCAACCCGCCCCGAAGGGCGCCGGCTACTTCGCGAATATCAAATGGGACGCCTATCCGGGCAAGACGTGGCCGGGCGGCCTCGGCATCATGGCCGTGCATCACGAGCAGTTCCGCCCGCCGGGCGCGCCGAAGGATCCCACGAAGGCGACGCCGGCCGAGCAGATTCGGACTGCGTGGCGCGCCTACAAGCACTATCGGCGCATCTACGGCGTCCAGGGCGGCTCGACGTTCTGGGTCTGCTCGAAGATCATCGGTTTCGGCGGCGTCACGTATGACGGCAAGGTCATCTGGAAATGATCACGCTCGAGCTCGTCCTCGCGATAATCCTCGCATTCGTCATGCTCGTCATCGCCGACAAGCTCTCACGCTAATGGACTGGGAGCAGATCATCGCGCTCGCCGTCCTCGTCGGCCTCGCCATCCTACTGAAAGGGGATAAACACCTATGAGCGTCTCTCGCATGATCAGCGGTCCGCTCGGCAGGCAACGCGCCCTTGTCGACGTCGTCCGCGCCAGCGTCGACGAATCGTGCCGGCACTACGGCTTCGACATGGATCCCGTGCTCCGCAGCATGATCGCCGACAATCTCAGCCGCACACTCATCCGCGCATACACGAATGCGACGATCAGCGGGCACGGATTCGTCCTCGTGCCGACGATGTACGCGCCCGAGGCGAACGATCCCGTGGCGGCCGCCGTATGAGCATGGACGAGCTCCGCAACCGTCGCGACGTTTGGACGATCGTCCGCGACCGCCTGCCCGACGCGATCAACCTCGCACACTCCGCCCTCGACGACGTCCTCGAGCATCCCGACCTCGTCGATCATCTCGAGCGGAAATTCCGCAAGGGCGAAGTCGAGCACAATCGAGCATGGATCGCGAACGCCGACACGGCCGATCCGAGCTGGCTGATCTTCGAGGCCGCCGAGGAGATCCTCGATTTCCTCCTCTATCAGGCAATGTTTGTCGTTCTGACAGACGCGCGCGCCGCCGACCAGGAGCGCGACTCGTGAGTCCGCGCGATATCTCCGAGGAGCACGAGCGGTACCGGAAGGCGCTCGAGGACATCGAACGCTATAAGCGGACACCGCGCGCGTATCGGCATACAACGTTCGAGCAGCTGATCAGGATCGCGCAGGAGGCCCTCAATGCCCCGGATCAGTAGTCCGCATCGCCTACTGCGGATCGATGCTGAGATGGCGGATCGTCTGCGAGAGACGATCTCGCCGCATCATCAGATGGAGATTTTCGGTCGCATTTGCCCGAGATGCTATTCGCTCGAGAGGGGACTCGGAGCGTATCGGCATTCAGATGGCAGGCGTCAGGGCCGAGCGATCTGTATCGAATGCGGAGAAGTGATGACGAGCTGGCTGAAGCTGCCGAAGGGACTCGTCGACATTCTCCCGATCGTGAAAGAGCCCGATCACTACGAGCCGTGCAGTGTTCGCGGATGCGGACAGCCGTACTCGCAGGATCATCACGTGTTCCCGCGCAGCATCGATTCGGATCTCGCATTCAAGTATCCGACGGTCAGCCTATGCGAGCATCATCACCGTCTCTGGCATGACAAGACCGGCATCGCCACGGGCCGATCGTGAGTAGCCTCAAGACGGCGGCGGCGAAGTATGCGAGTCTCGGATGGGGCGTCATCCCGCTGCACTGGATCCTTGAGGATGGCTCGTGCTCGTGCGCGCGCGTCGACTGCGAATCCGAAGGGAAGCATCCGCTAGGCGAGCATGGCGCGTCCGAGCCGATGCTCGACCCCGAGCTCGTCGCGCGCCAATGGGATCAGACTCCGCAGGCGAATATCGGCCTGGTCGCGGGCGCGTCGCGGAAGCTGATCGTCGACATCGATAGCGTGGCCGCGCGCGAACGATTCGAGGATATCTGCGACCTCGACACGTTCCAGGCGATGCAGGACGCTCCGATATCGAAGACCGGCAAGGGCTGGCACCTCGTCTACGAGGATCCGAGCGGTGATTACTCGCCGAGCGTCGGCAAGGACGCGGACCTCGGCATCGACATTCGTGCCGGTGTCTCCTACATTGTCGCTCCGCCGAGCATCCATAAGAGCGGCGTCGAGTATAAGTGGATCCAGAATGCGCCGCCCTCGCCGGCGCCGATGGTGACGCGATGGCTCGACGAATATATCCGCGCGCGGAAAGACGCGAAAGAGAAGCTCGTCGTCGACGAGTCGACGCAGATCTCGCAGGGCTCGAGAAACATGATGCTGACGGAGCTCGCCGGCGCGATGCGTCGCCGAGGCTTCTCGCAGGTCGCGATCGAGGCGGCCCTCCTCGCGGAGAATCAACGCATCTGCAAGCCGCCCCTGTCCGACAGGGAAGTTTCGAATATTTCGAAGAGCGTCGCATCGTATCCGCCGTCCGACGTGCCGCTCTACATGCCGACCGTCAGTCTCGACGACCTCGTCGCCGAGCGTGCCGAAGACGACTCGGCACCGCGCTACAAGTTCCTATCCGAGGCTGAGATCGCCGCGCTACCGCCGATCGACTACCTCGTCGACCGCGTCCTACCCCGAAACGGGTACGGGCTGATGTACGGCAGGCGCGGATCCTACAAGACCTTCGACGCGCTCGACCTCGCCCTCAGCATCACCACGGGCAAGCCGTATCACGACCTCGAGACGCACGCCGCGGGCAGCGTCGTCGCATACGTCATGTCTGAGGGGTCTGGAGGCCTCTCTAAGCGCCTCGCAGCGTGGAAGCAGGCTAGGGACGTCGACGAGATCCCCGGCTTCTACGCGCTCACTACGAGCGTCCCATTGCCCGATCCGAAGGCGCGGGCCGAGCTCGCGATCGCCCTGGACAATCTCCCCGAACCGCCGAGCCTGATCGTGTTCGACACGCTCGCCCGCTCCATCAGCGGCCTCGACGAGAATAAGAGTCAGGACATGACGCAGCTCATCGGCATTATCGACGAGCTGCGCGAACGCTACCCGACGGCCAGCATCGTCATGGTCCACCACGCCGGATGGAACACGACGCACGAGCGCGGCTCGACCGTCATCGGCGACGCCGCCGACTGGATCATCAAACTCCAAAAGGACGAAGAGACCGGCATCATCTCCTGCAAGACGGAGAAGGTGAAGGACGACGAGCCGCCCGCCGAGTGGCGATGCAGTTTCCTCTCAATCGGCAACACGGGCAGCGGCATCCTGGCGCCCGACTCGTCGCCGATCCCGATCGATCCCGACCTCGAGCTGATCGTCGCCGCGTTCCGATCGATGAGCACGGCGAGCGTGTCGTGGCGAGAAGTCGCCAGCATCGCCGGCTTCGATCAGGAGAAGTCGAAGTACGTCCTGAAAAAGGCGAAGCAGCGAAGCGACCTCGAGCACCGCGGACTCCGACTCCACAAGTCCGACTACGGGCGTCGAGAGATCCTTATCGAAGACGCGAACGCTATAAGCAATATCGAATACGACGCATAAGCCTAAAGTGTTACAAGCATGTCACAAAACCGGGGAATCGGCCCCCACAAAAACGATAGGGGAATTCCCCGATTCCCCGATCTCCCCAATGGCTCAACTAAGCGGAAAACGGCCCATGCGAAGGCTATCGGGGACATCGGGGAATACCTATAGGTATTCCCCGATTCCCCGATCCGCAGCCGCGACGTCTCCCATACGTGAAAGAATCAAAAGCATGAGCCCTCCCGAACACATTCCCGAGGGCAATCGGGGCGAGCTCTTCGCCATCACACACTCGACCGCATACCTCGCCCTGGCAGGACTACTCACCATCCGCACAAACGATGATGGACATTTCGACGACGAGGCAGTCGACTACGCAACACAAGTCCTGCGGATCATCAAAGCCCAACCCGAAACAGTCCTAACCCTCCCACCGCACCTCCTCGAGGAAATGGGCCCCACACTCCTCGACAACGCTCGAGCATGGCTCAATGACTAGCCACGCAACATGCGACGACTGCGGTGCACGACTCAGCCAATACCGCAAACGCCGAGAAACAATCTGCGCGCCATGCGACAAACGCCGCATCGAAACCTCAATCACCTACGCGAACACGCCTCAGCGCCACATTCCTCGCAGCGGCGAATCATTCGTGCTGCGCTGGCGCGGCTACGAGTGGGACACTATCTCTACGATCCTGAAGTATCCGAGCCCGCAAGCGGCAAGCGCAGCAGCTCGAGACTACGCCCGACGAAACGACATGACACTCCCATGATCCTCGACGATGATCTCCCCTCGGGCGCCGCGTCTCCGCGGATGCGCGACCTCGACCGCGTCTACCGCACTGCGCGCGCGAATGGATTCCGCGTCGGACTCCAGGTCGGCGATCATGGTCGCGTCGTCCTGCACGTCCGAGACATGGCCGATGATCTGAAGGTGATCGCCGTCATCGGAATGGATATCGAGAGCGCCGCCGTCGAGCTGTTGCATAAGATGATGGCCGCCGGATACTGCGAACGCGGAACGGGAATCTAAGATGGCCATCCTCCAGGTATGCCTCGACTGCGGGACCCTGACCCCTAGCGGGTCGCGGTGTGATTCGTGCGCGACTCGTCGAGCGCAGCTGCGGAATACCCGGCGGGTCCATTACCGCGGGGACTATCGGCGGCGTGCTCGAGCGGTTCGCGATTCGGCGACGGCGTGCTGGATCTGCGGGGAGGGCGCGCGCATCGATGATCCGTGGACGGCCGACCACGTCGACGCTGGCAATCCTGAATCTCCCCTCCTGCCCGCCCACCGGTCGTGCAATAGCCGGCGAGGGGACGGCGGCGGCAGGCGTCGCGAGCGATCGATGATGCTCGAGACGAGACCGCATACCCCCCCGTACGGATCTCCGGGGGTGGGGTAAATGTCCCGAAGGCACGGCAAGGCAAC